GGTCATATTCAATATAATCTCTATCAATAACTTGTTTTTTCCATACAAAACCTGATAAGTCTGAGTAGTTAATTTTTTCAATTTTATCACTCCAAATTCTTAATGCAATATTTCGATAGTAAATCATTGCATAGTCTTTCGTATCTTCTTCTAATTGAAAAGATGCCGTTTGAAGCATAGATAAATATGCTGGAGTAAATAATTTTGTACTATTTGCAACTAAGTCAAATTGGTCTAACTGACTATTAAAAAGTAATGTGTTTAAAACAAAATCTTTTATTTGAAACTCGCTAACTTCATCGACGAAATTATCTTCTTTTGTGATAAAAGTAAATGTTTTAGATTTTTCAATCGGATAATGTTTAAAATAATTACTCGATTCTAAATAGAACTTAAATTTATGTGGCGAAAGTTTTAATTTACCTTCAAAATCATAGTACCAAAATTCCTCAATATTTATTGATTTTCTAATTTTTGAAAGTTCTTGTTGAATCGCATCTTTATTTAAGTCTGTAAATTCATTACAAATTTCTTCATCAGTTCTACCCATTAAAGCTAAAGAACTAATCGTTTTTATTTTCTTTGTATCTTCAAAAGACTTAGTACCAAAATTAGCCGTATGCTTGTAAGCTGAATTTATTAATGCTTCAATTTCACTTTTTTTAAAATCCTTTTGTTCATTCGGTAAAATATACCTTTCAGCTACATATTTAGAAACACCAAAATCATTGAATGCTAATGCTAATTTATGGAATGAATTATTTCTATTTTGCCCGTTAAAAGTTTTCTTAAACCAAACCATTAAACGGTTAGCAATCTCGTCTTGGTCTGTTATTGGAATATTTGTTACAACTCCTAATTCATAAGTAGCAACCTCAATTGGTGTAAAATCAACCCACAATTTTGAATTTTCATTTACATAAATTTGAGGGTCATAACTTTCAAAACAAAGACGTGAAATATCTTTTCCTGATTCATCAACTTCAATCCAATCAAAGTATTTTTTTATACAAGAGAAAAAAGACTTAAATTCTTCATCGTTTTCAACTGATGGAATTCTAACTAAAGCTTTTAAACCATTTCCACTTGGTGAAATCCAACAAGCATAAATAAACTCATCTTTTGAAAGTCTTTCTTTTGATTCAAATACATTTTCTAAATTATCGAAATCTAAAACAATTAATCCACTAGATTCTTTTAATGAATCTTTTGCCCTTTTAGAAAAAGTACCGCCAAATGTGACCGCACCTAATTTCTTCTTTGATGCGTCTTTTTCTTCCTTGGTTAAACGTGACCGAATTTCTTCGACAATGTTTTTAACTGCTCCATTTCTAATTCTATCTAAATAGAATAAAGCATCTTTTGGTCGTCCGCTGGGTATTGACGAGAATGCGTCTTTAAAATAATCTACTTTCATTCGCACAAATGATTAAAAATGAAAAAGCCCTATCAAAAGACTATCGTGTGCGCTCAAGTCGTTTCAATAAGGCTTTCAATAAGCTCTTTAGTTTCGCACAAAACTTTATTTTACAAAAATAGTAATTTATTTGATATAAAATACACAACAACACATTTTTACAACACTTTTTTAAACTGTTGCAAAAGTGTACTTTAAACTGTTGTGGTTCAAACTCAATAAAAACAGGCGTTCACATGTTTTTGCAACACTTCGAACGAATAAAAACAGGGTCAAGGGGGTCTAAGCGGTGAAAAAAAATATTAATTTTTTAAAATAAATATATTTGAAAAATCCCCCTATACCCCCCTTATAGAAAATCAACTGTTTTTGCGTTGAAGTGTTGCGGTATAAAACAAAAAAAAGACCGCTAAAAGCAGTCTTTAATTTAATTTTAAAACAGTAAATCGTCTGTTCCGTCTGTGTTTGATTCAATTTTTGGTGTTTGATTTTGTGGAGGTGGAGTATTTTGAACTCCATCCGCTTCAATTTTCCATCCATCCAGTGTGGTGAAGTATTTCAATTCGCCTTGTGGGTTTTTCCATTCTTTTCCGACTAGATTAATACTAACATTTACATTTTGACCAACTTTATAATTATCAATTAAATTACATCTATCCTGAGAAAGTTGAATTAAGTAATTATTAGGATAGGTTTCCTCTGTTAATATTATAAACTCCCTTTTCTTGAATTTATCCGATACTTGCACAGCTTCTCGGATTTCTTTGATTTTTCCTTTTATTTGCATTTTTATTTATTTACTTATTTAATACTTGCACACGCTTTGATGGAGTTTGAACTCTTCGTACTTCATAATTAATCAAACATTGATATTTGTTTTTCATCTTTCTTTTTAATTATTCCTAAAGCGGTTTCGAGAATAGTGCGTCCAGCTTCGTAGTCAACCAGGTTGCGAGCAATTTTATCCCTTCTTTGCTCACCTTTATACTTGTATAAATCATAATCGTGAAATTTACACCATAAATTAACTTCATCTTTTGCTCCATCCATTAATCCATTAGCATCTTTTCTATTCCCTATATCATTAGGCAAATTAAAGTTTGTCCAATATAAATGTCTACCTCTTTTTTTAGCTGGTATTAGTGGCTCGTAGTATGGTATTACATTTTCAACTACATACTTTCCATCAAACCATTTATCTAATAAAATTATCTCCTGATACAAACTCATCTCAGGATAAATAGCATCTAATTTATATTTAGCTTTCCATCTGATAGAGCTATGAGATGGACAAGGTGGCGAACTCCAAATAAAATCAAACTCTTTGTAATGGTCTAGGAGATATTGGTGTGCATCTGCGATTATTACAATATCATTCTGGAAACGTTCTTGATATAATCTAGCTAATTCTTCATCCCATTCAACTGCCGTGACCTCTATTTCAATTCCTGCTTCTTTTGCCACTTCATCCCACTTGTATCGATTCCCACCTAAGCAAGCGTAAAGGTTTAATATTTTCATAATTCTAGTTTTAGTTGTTCTGTTATCATTTCGTTGGTGTCAACAAAATGGTCTGTTACCTTTTTCCTGACCTCGGTAAAATGGTTTTGTTCTGTTTTCGAACAATTTATTTGCGTAATGTTCGAATTTACAACAATTATCGTCTTCCTGACGTCAGGAAAGTCGGAATTTCCGATTTTCCTAATATTTAATTATTACCCCACAATTTTACAGCTAAATAGTAATTCTTTTGCATTTCGTTAACTGCTTTTTTTGCGTATGTTAATGAATAAGAATGTGATTTTTCAATAGTTCCGTTTTTTAGTCCTTCGTGGTTCATTTTTGCTTCTTCTAGTTTAAACTCAAAATATTCAATTGATTCAGGCATTGATAAATCAATTTTATTTGCCATTGATTCCCAGTGAGCTTTTTTACCATCGTAGCTTTCTGCTTTTTTTCTTAATTCCATAGATTTATCCATTCTTCTATGATTTCTTTCGATTAACGCGCGGTGTCTTTTTTCTGAATGGTGTCCTATTTTGATTGGTTCTGCTAATGCTAAAAATTCTCTGCCTTCATGGGATGCTTTCCACGCTTCATCACTTTTATTTAAAGCGTTTTGTTTATACCCATCAATCTTTTCAGCTTTCTTTTTAGCAAAATCTTGAGCGTTTAAACCATCTGCACGAGTAATTGAATAAAACCAACTTAACCCATCAGTACTTTTACCTAAACAATTATGTACAATGTGTTCAGATTCTTTTCCATACTTTGAGGTCATTGTAATTGTTTGACCTTTTTGTTTTGGCTCGTTGCATTTAGCAATAAATACATTTGGTGCGTATTTTACGAATGTGTTCATATTCTTTGTTTTTTATTCAAAGTTAACTTTTTACTTTATTTCTTTTCGCTTTTTGTGTTGAGTGGTTTTTAAACCTGATTAGTGGCGTTCAATTAACAACGTACTCCCATCCTCTTCAATATGTGGCGAGTGGATTTCTTCGTATTTCGGTTTGCTAAACTTAACACAAATGTACACAAACCCAACCGCAAGCAATAGCCAAAATATTGTGGCTCTAGTTTTCTCTTTCATTTCAAATATTTTTCGTTGTTTTCAATCCAGTTTTTCAGTCCGTTGTTTAGGATAATATCGTCGGGTAAATCTAAGCCGTGACCAATACTTGTTATCCTAGCTGTTGGTGTAATTCGTTTGATGTGTTCCTTTAAACGCTCACGTGTCGACGTAAGTTCGTGCTTATAGCAGTAAATCATTTCTGCCTTTCCCAACACCTCAAAGTGTATTATTGATGCTTTCATAGTTTTTCAAGTTTAAAATGGTGGATATGTTTTTTTTCATAGTTTTCAATATAAAATTTTGTGTGAAATGTTTTTGGAATTAAATTATCAATTATACATTTATCGAAATATTTATCTAAAAAATCTAGCTCACATTGGATGAACTCACGTTTATTTAAGTTAACTACTGTTGAGTGATTAAGTCCTAAAATGCTTCCAATTTGAGTAAGTGAGTACCCTTTCTTTTTTAATTCCTTTGAAACAAATGCTTTCATTGAAATTAGATAAACACCTCTGTATTTTCCAACTTTTGAAAAGTAATTTTTTAAAGTCTTATCATCGAATATTGAGTATTTAATACTATTTCGATTAATCTGTTGGCATATTATTGCATGATTCATACTTCAACTAATTGAATTGTGTTTTTAAATCTCTTGTTGCTGTTCATTTTTTCGAGGAGGTCGTTTGCCGTTCTCAAATCAAAGTACTTCGATACATACATTTGACTGTGTAATGTGCTGTAATTCAGATTATGATTTACACATAGTTCTTTAAAATTGTTCCCGCATTTTCCCAACTCAATCATAAACTTTTCACGTGCTTCGTTGACCTCGTCTTTGTCTGTTAGTTTCATAGCTTAATTGTAATATTTATCTGTAATTTTTTCACTCCAAAAAATAGGTATAAATAAAAAATAAATTGTTTTTCTAAGTATTACCAATGAAACCCTATCGTTATTAAATTGGCTTTGTTTTTTCCATCGTTTGCGATTTACTGAATAAACATTTTCTTCTTTTCTGATTATCATAATCCTAATTTTTAATTGTTAAACGTTCTTGAATAATAGTAGCAATTTTCAGGCGCTGTTCTGCTGTTGTGTCGATTCGGTTTTCTTCGAGGTCGAATAGTTCTATAAAATCAACTTGAAAAGATTGTAACACATTACACCATCCACTATCATAAGGGTCAAAATCTGCGTACTCACTTTTAATATCTGGTATGATAGTAAAATCTAAAAGATAAAAAGCTTGTCCAGTTTTATCCGTAATTAATTCTTTACTGAACATTTTATATCTTTCAAAATCCGAATCAACTTGTTCTCCTAACTCATATTTATCCAAATCAACTAGAAAATGTTCATTATCCATCATCCCCAAGACCGCAACAAACTCGTTTTCGCTAATCTCTTTTAAGTCGTTTCTTTTCATTTTAATTCTGTTTTAATTATTTAAAAATTCGTAGTGTTCTTGGTGCAGTCTGATTCGTAGTATAAGCGTTTTACACTTTGCTAACTGCTTTTCTTCCTCGCTTCGGTCAATTGGTCTATACTTACTAATCGCATCGTTCTGACCTTTGAACAAGTGCCAAGTTGCAAGGGAGTATTTCAACTCCCTTTTCAATGTTTGGAGTTTAGTCATTTTCTACCTTGGTTTATTGATTGATTATAACCTTTAGTGTATTTTCTTTCTTTTTTCAAAGCATTAGGAGAATCAGAAGTTCTTTCAAACAACATATTATTTTGTTGTATAAATAAAATATACTTTTCATTGTCAATTGACGGCTTATCAATTTTCCATTCATCAACTATACCCAACTCCATTAATATATCTTCTGTAAAATCAATTGATGACATTTTGTAATACATTGAAACTAACGCACGTTTTAATCTCATTTCAAGTAATTTTCCTACTGTTTCTTTTTTATACTTTCCGAAACCTATTACAGATTTTTTTGTTAATGTTCTTTTTAAAATCATAATTCCTTTGTTTTTGTCTTACAAATGTAGTGTGTTTATTTTGATAATTCGAGATTTTTCGAATTTATTTTTGTGTTTTGTGATGAACGGTTGTAGAATCGGATGAACGGTAAAATAAAAAATCCACCAGTGTAGAGCCTGATGGATTAAATTCTCAACATGAAGAATATTGTTATGAATTCTTTTTTTTAAAAGGGGTTCCGCAAAAGGATTCGAACCTTTATTTCGTACAATTACAAGTACCCACGGAATTTAACCGTTTTAAAACCTACAAAAACTTTAGTGCGTCTAACCAATTTCGCCATGCAGAACCGATACAAATATAAGAATTAATTCCAAATAAAAAACCTAGATAGCTTTCGAGTTTAGTCGCTCGTGCTTACATCTAGGTTAATTGTACCTATCTTAAAACAAAGTAATATGAAAAAGCCTTGGCGGGCTTAGAAATATAAACTATGCAAAGATACTAATTATTGAATTTGAAAGTGCATCCAGTCAAAATCTTTTTCAACTCCTAGTGATATAAAACCATGCTTATAAAAAATATCAATCATTGGTTTATATTCAGGACGTGCAAAGCGTGCCGTTCTTTTCGTTTCTTTTAACTTATTTCGAGCTGGGTCTAAATCAATAGCAATTCCCCACGAATGAGTTGACCATGAAGAACCGCCACGCATTTTACGAAAATTAAAACAACCGCCAAATAAATCGATACCAAGCTCTTTTATTTTATCATAACCATAATGCGCTAATAAGTCATTGAACACATTTAAGAAGTTTTGAGCAACATCTTTATGACATCGAATCTTATTAACACTTACATCCAAATCCCAAGCAATACGCATCGGATAAGGCAAATTGATAGTTTTTAAATACGTTCCTTTTTCATTTGGAGCGCCGAAGCGTTTAATAGCTTCTTGTGTTGTGATTAATTTTCCCATAACTCTAAAAGTACTTTGTGTGTAGAACATAATTTTCTCAATTCTTTTGGAGAAAGTTCTTTTGCGTTCGGTAGGTGCATACAAGTTGCTACGAACTCAGAACAATATAAACGCTTGTTGCTTTCGTTGTCCTTAATCCATTTGCTTGTGATTAGCTTCAAAGGTTGTCTAATAAGCAATGAACGAAAATCGTATTTCGAACCAATATGCTCGTTTACTTCCTTCATGTCAATTATACCTGTTCCATCTGTTGCCGTGAAATTGTAGTTATACTTTTCAATCCATTTAGCAAATGAACGAATTTTAGTTCCATCGATTTGTGAGTCGATAATCATAGGCACGCCCTGAATCAATTTAAAGATAGCAGTATGTGAATATTTACTTCCTGTTACGCCTTTAATCAATTTTGGTACAATTCCACTACCTGAACAATGAAGTATCGCACAGTCGCCTAATTTACGCCACGAATCTAATTTTTCAGGAGAAGGTGGAATAAGTTGCTCTTCCAAATGTTTGTCGAGTTCGAAAAGTAATTTGTTTAGAACTGGTCTACCTTTCAAAATACCATTTTCAATTCCGAATGAAGTCATGTCTTCAATGACCTCCAATAATTTTTTCTTTGCCATATTTCTTAATTTGCTCAAATATACGTACTTTTGGAAAAACTTAAAACAAAGAGTATGAAATCAAAAATAATTGAACTATTAGATAATATATTAATAGCACTAGTTGTTATTCCTAATTTTATTTTTCTTATATTATTTGCTATTAAAATGTATAGTAAAGGATTGAGTGAAAATGAAGGTGAAAATTTTATAAACCATAATTACAAGATATTTAAAATTAATGCTATTTGTTTCTATATTGTATTAGGGTTTTATCTTTATATCCGCTTATCATGAAATCCGACCATTCGCCACAATTTAGGAAAACTTGAAGGGATTAGATGTAGATTTGAAGAAATTTAAAACAAGTAATTATGGGAGTAGATACAAAAGCAATTCTTAGAAAAGGAATTACTATCGATGAGTTAAAAAAAACTTTATCATTAAAATACGGAGAAGTAGAAGTTCAAAACCCTATGCCTCAATTCTTTTATTTTTATTTTTCAGGTCGTTCAATGGCTGTAAGTTATACAAATACTTGCGAAAAAGATAATGGCATTTCAGGCATTTGGTGTTCTTTATCACACAACGAACAAGCTATTGAAATAATGAGATACTTATGCGAAACTTTCGGAGGTTATTTATGTGAAAATGATTGTAGTGAAGATTTTTATCCTATTAACTTTGAATTGTATTCAAAAGGCACTGACTTAAATAACTTTGAGAAATTCCGATTAGAATTATTAGGTTTAATAGGTTTTGAAAACTTAAATAAGTCAATAGAGATTATAAATAAATATTACACAATAAAATGAACAAGCACGATATTTGCGTCCATATAGACGATGAGATGTTACAGAGGGCTAAGGAGTTGCTAGAGAAACACGGGGAGAAGATAGATTTTGAAGAGTTTGATTCTCATTGTTCATTTCTATCTTATGATAGATACTGTAAAGACTGGTTTACACACGACGATAAAGACGGTTTAACAGAAATCACCCTCGACCAGCTTGATGGAATACTTAAAAATTAACGTTATGGAAAATAAAGAAGAAAAAAATAAATCAGCAACTTTTAAAATGAGTTTAAAATCAAAGCATAAAAAAGAAATGAAACACGAATGTCAAGTTAATATGTGGCAAGCATTAGCAATAGGTTTAATTCTTGAAAAAGAAGAAATGACAGAAAGTGATTTAATTAAAATTACAAACGAATTAGAGTAATGAAAACACTAATTATCTTTTTATTCCTTTCGCTTAGTTGCAAGGGTCAGCAAGTGGACAAGGTGGCGCATTTTGGCGTGGGGTATGTAATCGGGGCGACGAGTTCAGCAGTAACCAACAAACAGAAACCAATCGTTAACATCAGTATCGGAATTGGTACAGGCTTAGTCGTTGGAACTGCTAAGGAATTGTATGACTATCGAGTGAAAGGACAATTCAATTACAAAGACCTTGGTGCAACCGTGCTAGGCTCTGCACTCGGTACAATTACAATTAGGTATACAATTCGTAAAACAATTTAAGCATGGAAAATAAAATTTTCAAATACGTAATAAAAAACAAACATACTGGAGTTATTTATTACAAAGTTTATTCTTTGGAGCAAATCGAAGAAAACGGATTAAAAGGTTTATTCGATATTGAAAACTACGATATTATTGCTAGACTTCAATACACAGGATTGAACGACAAAAACGGGAGACGGATTTTTGAAGGGGATATTATAATTTTTGGAGATAAAAAAATAAAACAAGTTGTTGAATACAGAAAAGGTCAATACATGGCTAGACAAATTAACACAAAAGGTAGTTATGTTGGTTTAGGTTATTGTGATTGGGAAATATATTCTGAAGTAATCGGAAATATTTTTGATAATAGGTTAAGAGAAAAGCAAAACGAGAAGAAATGATTGTAAAAATTGAAACTATAAAAACAACTCATTGGATTTGTTATGTTTTCGCTAAATTATGTCATAAAGCATTGATTAAAAACAAACGTATTTATTCATGGTATTGGCTAATTTTACCGAATTGGCGTTGGTATCTATGTAAGTATGGTAAAAAATATTACAAAGAAAGATATAGCACACCATCAATTGAACTTAAAAATCCACCTAAGATGAATAGAAAAGAATTATTTGTTACAAATGGGTATAAGTATAAATTAATGTTTTGGAAATAAAAACAAACCTACTTCTTAAACAAATCTTTAAAGAAAGTGTTAATCTTTGTGGGGTTTATTTTAAACTTATTTCGAATAAGTCTAATTATTAAGTCGGGGGCTTCTTCGCCCATTCTACCGATTATGTAAGCAATTCCAGTTGCCGTTGCAAAGTGCATTATTTGACATAATAAACTAGAAACGAACATTGCAGTAACACCACCTACTAAAACATCTCTAAAACGCTCTAAAAATGATTTCTTTTTAGTTGGTTTCTTAAATAAAGCACCACTTAATCCAGCAATCAAAAGCATAAAATCGAATCCAGCCTTTTTTGCATCGTCAATAAATAAAATAAATGAATCCCACATTGCTACTTGAAAACTTGTATCCGTAAGTAAGTCTAAAACGTAAATTAAACGCTTATACAACTCTATAATACAATAGTAATCACATAATGCAAACTTAGTCATTTGGCTTTGTAATAACGATTAATAATAAAGTAGAAGATAATAGCTGTTAACCATTCGCTAAATCCATACGAATAAGGATTAAAAAACAACTCATCGAATAAATCAGCTAAATAAAGAACAAAAGCCAAATGAATTAGAACACGTCTAATATCTTTCAGCTTTCGAGTTAAAATGAAAATAGCAATCGCTGGAGCAAGTTTAAACAATGAGTTACTTACTCCGTACAAATAGTCTACTTGCTTTTCACTAAACCATTGGTAAACAACTCCAAAATCATGGATTAGTTTAATTCCAACAGCAACTAAAAAACAACCTATAAATATGCGAATTGCTTTGTTCATTTTTAACCTCTTCTTGAACGTCCTCCGATAATTGTTACACCCGAAGTGATAGCTGTTGAAATTTGCGTGTCAGTTGTCGAACTAGGAACTGCATCTGAATAATTCCATGTCGGGTCGTTTGCAATCTTGTGTTTTAATCCTAGATAACTATTCCCACCGTAAACACTCAAAGCTGTTAAAATAGCTGTTTGAACTATTGAATCATTTGCTGTGCTTGGAATTTCATAATACAATTTAATTGTCGCACTATTCCAAACAAATTCTACGTTTAAATTTTTCATTCTTCTTCTTTTTTATTTGTTTCTTCAATTTTGCTACTTTGACCACGGAAAAAGAACAATACAATAATCATTACAATTTCGATCAATTTAGTTTCTTTCTGCGAACTTAATCGCTCAAACTCTTCAATAGGTATCTTTCCATGATTGAACTGATAATTTACTTGGATAATTCCGTAGATAACTATACACAAATATACACCAATTATCGCACCCCCAATTACGGACATGAACTTGAAGCGCGTATTTGGGAGTTTAAGCATTATTAAGATATTTTAGTCCATGCTGGTCTAGCTTGGTAGAAATCGTATTCAACTTCTGCAACTTTAATATTGAAAAAAGCCTCTAATTCTTCGCCTTCTGATGAAGATTGACATTCTTTTTCAAACGTTGCAACCGCTCCACTAACTTCGAATGAGTAATTTAAAGTATAAAGATTTTTAGTTTCATCGTCAGGACTAACACCAATTAATGTTAGGTCAAAAGTGGCGTTTAAATCTGTATCAACAGTTGTAAAATCAGGATGTGTTTTAAACGTATTTTCAATGTTTGCTACATAACCAGCAAAGAAATAATTTAATTCTGTTCCTAAAACTGGATAGGCAACTGTTTCTGTATATTGAGCTGTCGCATTAACATCTAAATCTACTTGTAATGTATAAGGAATAATCGGATTTCCCTCGTTAATAATTGTGTAAGTGTTCATTATATTTAAATTAAAAAGTTACTATTTATGCAAATGTAGCAAATCCTGTGACATCGTTCAAAGTAATTGCTGTATTGTCTGTTAATCCCCTTGCACCAGTTACAGCAACCGCAAAACCAGTAGTTGCACCAGCAGATAAAGGCAATGAAACCGTAACAGGCACTCTATTTGGTGGAATCTCAATTTCGTAAAGCGCCGAAGTTGTACCCATTGTTACGGCTGTGGCATTGAAAACCTTTAAGAAACGTGGTGAAGCGTTTGAGTTTGATAAATGAAAGCTAAAAACACGCCCTGCACCAGCTTTAATAATTTGACCCACTGGAGTGGCTGGTGAATTTATGGCTACTGGTGTTGGAGCGCCTGTTGCATTTGCTCTAGCTTGTAATCCAACGTCTCCAATTGCTGTCGTACCTGCTGAAATAGCTGTAATTGTTGTTCCTGTCAAAGATACTGCCTGCGTTCCTGTCGTTTGTATCGCTGGAATTGGTTCTGTAGCGTATGAACCTCTTTGAAACTTCCAAGTTGCTGTTCCTGACGTATGAGCAGTTGCTCGAACTCGTATAAAAGAAAGACCATTTACAGAAGCTTCCCAAGCATAAGCAGGAGTTGAAGCTAAAACACCTGAAGATGTTTCAATTGTATTTGCATTTGACCTTACCGCTTGAATTCCAAACCAGTTACCGTCTGAACCTGTAGTTGAATCAATACTACCTTCAAAAGTAACGTTATGACCAACTAAAGATGTTGCAACCATTGAAATCATTACGTTTGATGCTCTTGATGTATCACAAAACGCAGTTTGTGCGCTTGCTGTGATATTTGAAGATATTAAAGTAAAAGAAGCTGGTTTTGTAGCTACTTTTAAACGCCCTTCTTCATCAATTTTTAATAACGTATAATCACCATCAGTATTTGTTGATGTAGTATCAGCTTGTTGTCTCATTGCTAAAAGGGGTAAACCTTTATCCCCTGAAACAGATGGACTATCCTCTGCTTTGTAGTAACCTTCAATTAGAGTCACCAAAGCATTCAAGGTATCTTGTTTTGCCTCAGTTGCTTTACCTGTTGTATTTGTAATTATTGACAATAAAGAAGCCTCTAATCCATCTGTATTTGCATCAATTCCTTGTAATTCAGAAATAACACTTAATAAATCATTGTGGTTAATAGTTCCGTTAGCATCAATTTCTGTTAAAATATCAGATAATTTAGTTTCAACTGTATCTGTATTAACATCAATTGCGGTAACTTTTGTTAAAATATTTGCAAGTGTTGTTTGAACCGTGGTTAAATCAATTTGATTGTCAACAACTACATGAAGAGGAACGGCTCTTAATTCTGTTGCGGTTAATGGATTAACTGAATTATCGTAATAAATCAATAATTTATCACTATTATTCATTGAACTTGTATTGTAATCTAAAGTCAAAACATTACCCGAAACTGTACCGTTCAAAGTTGAATCAATCGGAGTGTAAATAATATTCCCTGTAGTTGTATTAATAACCCCTAAAATACGATTCAATTCAATCGTTCCATAATCAGTAAACGTAATTGTTTTAGATGTTTTATCGAAATTATAATTGTCTATTTTTATTTTCATTATCCTAATATTAATGTATTAATGAATGTTCTATTTTTATTATCGTTGTTCCATTGGCTTTGAGTTCCTACGTAACCTTCTTGAACTGCTATTTCATAAGCTGAAAGTCCGTTAGTTCCATTTGTGCCGTTAGTTCCATTTATACCCGCAACACCTTGATTTCCTGTATCACCCTTATCACCCTTATCTCCTTTATCACCTTTTAAGCCTTGAATACCTTGGTCTCCTTTGTCACCTTTTGCAATTTGCGCCAAAATAACATCTTCAACTATTTCATCTTCAATAATATCATAAGTCAATATGGCTTGAATTAAATTTGAAGTGGAATTATTTGAAAACTTATTTTGTGTATTTAAAATACTTAAGTAAAAAATATTGTTTGATTTTTTAACGCCTAAATCAGAGAAATCAAATGCCATTGAAAGCTTTAGCTTACCGTTCATTCTCATTGTTTTTTCACTTGATAATTTAAGTAAAAAAATATTTTCTGTTTCAGTTTCTAAAAATTGATTCTTTGAATATGTAGCTAATGGCAATGAGTCGGAGTACAAACAAAAATCTTGCAACTGCGCCATTTTTTCCAATGGAACAACAATTGAAAGTGTCAAAGAATCTCCTTGTTGTATTTGTATTTCACTCATTTGCAATATTTTTTGTAAAAGTAATTTAAAATCATAAAATTAATGAATTAATGTATGAAATATTTAAAAATGTTTGGTCTAAATTATCCAACTGTGATTTATACTCATTATTAAAGTCATTTGTAGATAATCCGTATAATGTCAATGAAGACGAACCTCCACCACCACTTACAACAACTTCACTTCCAGCAACCGACCATTTAACTGTTCCAGTTCCAACGGTATGAACCTTAAATCTGTAAAACGCCCAATCAACAGAATCCAAAACAATAGGAGTGATAGGACTAACACCAACATAACCACTTAAATCAAAATAGTTTAAATTATCGTTTGAATATTGAAGCGTGACTAATCCTGTAACCGTTCCAATAGGCTGTAAACTCGTTTTACCGTTCCATTTAGCTGTGAAATTCCCACCAACATTCGATAATGAGTTTAGTGTTAAATCTGTTGTTATAAGCGTATTTTGTGGCATTATTTAGTAAATTTAGAACGTTTATTTTTGAATTTATCTTCTACTTTTACAGTGATACTAGCTTTCGGATGATTATAAGTAGCTTTCGGACTTTCTGCAACAATTACAGCCGTGTTTAAATATTGATTATGATTGAAAGCATTGTAATCGTTTACATACATTTCATTTTCATTCAATAGATGCTGTTCACGTAATTTATTTACAATACACTCACTTTCTGTTTGACACGTTAATTCGTATTCAACAATTGATTCTCTAAATGATTTGCGAGTTTCACGGTTATTATAAACTAAGTTTTCAACTAACATTCCATCTTGTGAATTCCCAAACCAACCATTGAAACAAAGTGAATCTTTTATTTTAGTATCTTTGAAATTAATATTTTCAAACGTTTGGAATGAATCGAAAATACTTGTAATCATAACCTTGTGGTTCAATCGCTGTAAATCGTAGTTGAATAAATTGTAATTACCCCAAATAAACGAATCTTCAATTCCTGAAATTAAGAAATCAATTCTTATTTGATAACATCCAATTCCGTATAAGTCAATGATATTTGACCAGTCTACAGTTGTGTAAAGTGCATCTTCATCGTTTACGAATGGTAAAGCGGTCAAAATAACCTCAACATCGTTCGGTCTAACTAAAACAAAACTAACCTCCTGAGCATCCTTAATCCATGCACTTGTGTACATTTTCTTTTCAGGGTCGTTTGTTTCACTTCCAAATACATCAAACTTACAGTAACACTCATCCGCACCTCTATTTTGGCGTGTGTACATTGAAGGCAATTTTACAACCTTAACAACATCTTTTACTCGTTCTTCAAGTGCGTAAGCCATGTTAAACTACTTTTTCTAAACCACTAGCTGTTAAATCCCAATAACGTATATTTTGAATACGATTTGGACTAAAAGGAATTTTATTAACACGGTCGATCTCTAAAATGATATTATCATCTGCATTTTCTAAAATATCTATAACATTTGCACCGCCCAAAGCAGGAATTGTTAAACCGACACGTCTGTATAATATTGGAAAAGACATAATTTGTTTTCTATTGCCGTTTACATCTAATGAATATTCATGTAATGTAAATTGATAAACGTCAACTTCTCCGTTTTCAGTATTTACTTTTGTTGCACCCCATTCATTTGGGTCAATCTCAAAATATACTATATCTGAAATTTTTAATTGTGCATTAATTAATTGCGGTTGTATTGTTCTTACTGCCATTTTATGTTTTATTTAATTATACTATTTTTAATGTTCCTGAATCATTCCAAACTGTTCCGCTTGCAAGTCCAGCACTCGAAGTTGGTATTCCAGTCAGTTTCATTAATCCTAATGAAAGTTTAAACATTCCATCATTCTTGTCAATGCTTACAATTTCCGTATCAACTAAACCGCCTCCAATCATACCACGTATTGAGCCATCACTAGACTTATGTCCGAACTTCCACTTTCTACCCGTGTTTGTATCAATTTGAGTAAAATACGACTCACTATTGTCGTTGTTAATTTCGATTGAATCACTCGCAAATGTACCAAACGCACGAAGTTCCGCAAAGTTCCAGCCGAAAGTCCAATCCCCTGAACCACTTTTAAATATACGTACTGCATTTGCAGAACTGTTTTTATTAATACCCTGAGTTGATGCACCAAAATAAATTGGTGTTGTAGCTTCCATTGTAACAGCACCATAGAAACGAGATGAGTTATCGCCAAACATTTTCATAGTAACTCCGTTATCAGAGTTAAAAGCGTGTGTTTCGTCACTTATTAAACTACCGTAACCATTGAAATTTAAAGAAGCTAAACCAATTGTCGGAGCGATAAACGTTTCGAATGTGAAATCTTTAAATTTCGCCATTGTCATACGGTTTGAATCTCCATCATGTGAACGATTGCCCGTTAAAGTTAGATTTGCGTTTGCAAAGTTTTTACCACCTACATTATCAGGTTTAATTTTCTTTGAATCCCATGTTGTACCGTTGAAAGATGCAATATACATCCAATCACTAGCGCTTGTTGTTGTTGCTTCTAACGCTAAAGCACTTACTTTACTATCAGCCATTTATTCTAAAATTAATTTATTATTATCTTCTTGAAGTAACAAGAAATCATCTTCTTGTAATATAAATTCACTTACACCAGCTGGATTTAATGCAATAAACGCTCCAACACTTACATTTTTTGACAAATCTAGTTTATTACAATCAATATAACAACTAACTTGTACAGAATTACTTGCTAAAAGTGTAACTGTAGCTAAATCGCCTGTAATTGGTTGTAATGGATTATTAACATCGAAATCCGTTGGAACCTTAGTTGAAATTAAAAAACGTGGGTTTGATTCCTCGGGTTCAATTGTAATTGTTCCATACATATCAATTCCATCCAATGTAAAAATATCAGTCCATTTTGCACGAATTTCCATTATCTCACCATCGATAAATGAAGTCACTTGTGTTCCGTCTAATAAATGATAACTTAATTCATGGTTAATGAATGGCGAATCTTCATAAGTTCTAATCGTAATAGGATTTGAAAAACTAAACGTTTTATCGTTGTCTGTAATCGCTTGTGTAGTTATCTGAATATTCCACCCGCTTAAATCATCGTATGTGAACCAATCTTGACCTTTAAATGGGAAGAAATCAGCATTAACACCGCTTTGAATATTCCAATATTGCCATTTTAATAAGAACGGATAATACAAACGCACACCGTATTCCGAAATAGTATCAACTAAAGCATCATCATTGATTAAAAAAGCCTGTTTTTTTGCGCTTGTTGTAGGTAAATTATTACTAACACCTAGCTGTAAGTCGATCAATTGCTTACCACTAAAAACTGGTGTAGCTGATAAATCGAAACTAGCTTCTTCTAACGTGAATCTTTCACCCGTTGCGCTTTTATACGCTTCAATGAATACTTTTACTTCTTTGTAGAAAATTGATTTATCAAACACAAAATTTAATAAATACCCTAAATCGTCCTCTGTTATTCGTGTTATTCCGCTGAAAAAATTATCCGTTACGGGTGTAGTTTGGTTTTCATCGTGTCTTAAGAATTGGCAAATATCTCCAAGTTCCAAGTCACCCCATACATTAACGGCTTTATTCATTTGACCATCAAAAATGGTGTGATTTACATTACCCGCTTTAAACCAAATTATCATACGTCTGTCTCCGTCAGGTCGAGACTCAATAAAATTAGTAAATGCTGTATTTGGATTGAAAATAACTTGGTATTCTGTTTGTGTTGGTGAAATAACACTAATAACACCAGTTGTTAATGTGTAATTTGCTCCAGTTGGGTTTGTCTTTGATGAATATACCGTGCTTGTAAAAGGGACAAAACTTTCTGAAAGCATACATAAATTACTTTGACTTTCGTACTTATTATGGTTGTAGCTATCATCTAAAGGAACGTAAACAGCGCCTATTTGTATTTCAGTTGCGCTTGTTTCAACAGTAAATCGAACATTCGTACTTTGGTCGTAATTTAAACCACCGTTTACGCTTAAAATATTTACTCCTTGCAATACTGAATCAACAACTCCTACATTATAAGCTTCGTCTAAATATCCTGTGTTTGCACTAAGTGAATAATTAACGGATGAAACACCGAACGGCTCACTTGGCGTTACTCTCGCTTCAAGTTTTAAAAAATGCCTATAACAAGACGAGCCAAGAAATGAATTAGGGTCAAACAAACCACTTTGATGCGTTCCAATTTCGAGAGTGTAGTATCTTTTTCCACCGTCAATAGAATCGTAAGTTAAGTTTCCAAATGTTTCAAATTGTCCTGATAATTTACCAACTCCATAAGCGTTTATTGTAGTTGTTAAAGGTGCTGAATTTAAACCGTCAAAACGTAAAATAGTATTTTGTCCATCAATCAATGATTCAGAACTGCCAACAACTCCATTTTGAACATGATTAGATAAAGCATCCAATTGGTCGTAAATCGAAGTTGATACAACCTCAATCTTATTAACTGAATCAAATGTCTGTCCATTTGTAAGCCCACTAGGCAAACTAGATAATTCAATGACACCGCCAACAATATTGCTAACAGTTGCCGAAGTTGTGCCTGAGATTGATCCTGAAATATCGTATACGTTTACATTAACAGTTTGACCAACTCGGAATCCTGAATCAAACCATGAACCAGAATATAACTGTAATTGGTTAGGACTTAAACCAACAACAACCAACTGCGAGTTACTAGAAATTAACTGAATCGACAACTCGATATTAAAACGACAAATAACTTGGTCAAGCAAATTCGCTTGATAAAACGTTAAAACGTTCCCAAAAATATCTTCGTATTCACTACTTAGTACTCGTATCATTTGCCATTTGTGTTGCTTGTTTCAAATTGTCAAGCTGTTGATATAACGCTTCTTTACTTCTTTGAAAATCAGGATTGCTCAATATATCTTTATCAGTAATGTTAGTTACTTTGTGTTGAACGGTTTGCAAACCCTCTAACAATTGATTGCTAAGTTGTTCTAATTGTTTGAAATCCATGGTGCTAATTTATTAATTTTTTTTGTAAATTGAACGCCCAATTACTAGGTTCTTTGAAAGTTATTTTTGCAAGGTTCTTGTCATCCAAGTATTCAACCCTTAACAACTCGCAGTTTTGCCCGTTAATTGGTGCATAATTACTGTATTGCAAAGAAAAGAATTGTTCGTCTGAAATATTACAATCGGAAGCTTCTAAAACTTTAAAACAGTTGTTCCCAATGAAATCAATGTCATGAAATAACGTTTCAATTTCACGCGCTCCGATTAAATCTTTGTAATTCGCTGGCTGTTTTCTTACTTTGCCATCACCAACTAAAAATAACAGTTTCGTCTTTGTGAAAAATTGTTCACTAATCTGCAAAACTCCAATCCTATCATTTATGTTTTGAACTAAGTTTGACGAACCGCCCAAAGTATTTATGACTGTATCAATAAATCCAAATAAATCTTGTAATCTATTCTCAATCCAATTCAAATTCATTTTACGACTGCCTAATGCAAAAGGAATCATCACTTCGTTAAATCCTTTGATTGAAACTAAATCTTTGTTTAATACAACAATCGGTTCAGTTGAATCTTCACAATCATTAACATCAAAATCATTGAATGTATGAATATCGTTAGGGTCAGTCAAAAGCTTAACATATTGACGTTTGTACATTTCGTTTGTATTCAATTGGTAGCCATTTCTTCGAGTGCCTTGTATTGATAAAGCTGTTGTTATTCCAGAAGTGAATGTATTAAATACAAAGTCTCTTCGTTCAATTCTTACAATCTTATTACCACTTGTTGCATCTTGGTAAACTAGCATTTTAGCATTGTAAGTAGTCAAAACGCTTTCAATTGCTTCTCCAAGTGTTCTAATAGTGTCACTCTTTGTTGGGTGTGTTGTATTAAAAGCGAAGTTTAAATCATTTTCAAGTATATCAAATATGTTTTCCTTTTCCTTAATCAAGGGAACGGGAAGAACATAGTCAAAACGTCTACTATCTAATAACGTACTTTGTAATTCATATCCTAAATACTGGCATCCTAATCGAATTAAATCACGCAATGAATTAGCGTAGTAATAACGAATTTTAGGTAAAATTAATTCTCGCAACTGTTGAGCGAGTTTAATTATTGCAATAATCAAAGCGACTGTGTAAGCAATTTGTGCAACTAGTTTAGCAATAGCACCAATTAAATGCGCTGGTGAAGGGTCAACAGCTTGTACAAACTCCTGAACCATGAACACGGTATCTTTAATCGCTGTATAAAGCGCATCACTCATCACATACAAAGTAATTGAAAGCGAAAGACCTTGTTCAAGTTGGTTGTTTTTAATTATTACATAAGGCGTTTGTACAGCAGTAGAACTAAAAGCAACCCCATTTGATGCCAAATTCTCGAAAGTAAGTCCATCAGCTTGTGTTTTAAATATTTCATTACTATATCTTCTTTTTACCTTGCATTTGTATTGAAGCGCTCCAAACTCATCCTCTTCAATAGTCATTCCATCAACAAAATCAACGAAGTAATTAAGAACTTGACCGTTTGTTAACTCAAAGTCGTACGGTATTCCCTCCTGAGCGCCTATTGTATTTAAATGATTGTCGATTATTTCAAGTGCTTCATTTACAAATGTAATTGTATCAACATTCACAGCAACAAGTGTCATAGGGTCACCGTAATCAATAACAAGACCAATATTAGTGTAATCCTTTGGAGTTATTTCCTGACCGTTTAAAATATGCTTCATAAATTACGTTTAAAAATGTGACGAGTTTTAATTAAATCAGCGCCTTTCTTTTCAGTTGATACGATTTGAAATAACGTATTTGAAATACTTTCCCCGTGCATTGTGAACTCGGTTTTATTTTTCATTACATTTTTCAAGTCCTGAACCTCTTTTATCAATCTTTCATCTGCAGTACTATTTTGAATAAATACAGGTGCTTTGTTTGATGTTTTAGATTTTACATAAGTATCAACTATTTCATCAGTCGTGGCGCTTGGATTTACACTCATCACTTTATTAGTTAAATCACCATTGAAAACCATTTCAGAACCATCTACACGAACAATATGACCATCTTTACCACTTAATTGTGGCGCTCCTAGTTCTTCACCTATTGTTCTTTTTGTTCCTTTAAAGAATCCAGTTAACGATTGAGCCAAGAATTTAATTCCTTTAACTTGTAAGAACGCTTTACTTCCAGCGACTGGCAAAGTGTCACCAGCTTGTAAATATTGCTCTGTAGCGTTGTATAATAGCTTAATTTCTTCGATTTGTTGTTGTATACGTTGCTCTTTTTGTTTTTGCTGTATCTTTTCGTTTGTGATTCGGTTCTGTTCTGCTAAACTTTCATTCGCTTGTATAGTTCCGTTGTTTGCTTGTTGTCTTAAATCATCTGCTAACTTTTCGCTCGCTGAAATTTCTCTATCGATTAACTTTTCACGTTCTTCACTCGCTTTTTTCCATTGGTCAAGACCTTCGTTAATCATGTTTTTACGGAACTCAGCCATGCGTTTCAATCTTTCCTCTTCAGATTTCTCGTCTTTTGCTCTAATATTGGATAACTCCTCATTTACTTTTTTAGCTTGATTAATTTGGTCATCAATTAAATCATCGTTTACATCGTTTATTTTATCGTTTTTAGCTTCTTCGTTTTTAATTATAGCATCGTTTGATTCTGATAAAATAATCTGTTTTTTCTTACTGTAAATTTTATCTTTATCAATGTTTGCATCGTTAATATCATCTAGTTTCTTTTGTCGTTCCTTGCCTAAGTAAAATACTTGTGAATTATATTTATTCTCAATATCAATTTTTTCCTCAGTAGTTAATTTTTCTTGTGATAATAATTCAGCTTTTTGTTTGTCTAATTCCGCTAAAATAGATGCCGTTTCTTTTTCTACAGCTTCAATTCTCAATCTTTTTTCTTCTTCAAACTCTTGTTTTAAAACTCCTAGCTTATAATTTCTATTCATTTCAATCCCACGCTTTCTTAACTCAAATTCATAGTTGATATTATCATCAATAAAATCAGTATTTAATTGTTCGCCTTTTTGAATTGCATCTTTTTGTTCTTGAATTAATTTATCTCTATTTTTTAGAACTTTATCAATTTCTTGTTCGTTTGCTGTAGATGCTAATGTAAAATCAAGGTCTGCTAATTCTTTCATAGCATCCACGTGTTCTTTTAATTTATCTATCTGCTCTAGTTGAACATTTAAATCTTCCCAAGCTTTCGTTTGATTTTCAATTGAACCTGTAGTTTTATCAATTGTTATTCCTGACTTCTTAAGCAACTTTTCTAGTGATTCCTCAGTTTTTATTTCTACACCTACTACCCTAGCATATTCTGCTCTAGCATCTCGTATCTTAGCTACTAATTCAGGGTAATTTTGTTCTATAGTTGGGTCAAATTGAATCATTTGGTCAATATTCATCTTTCTATATTCACCAGTCAATCCATTTAATTTGTTTTGATTTTCAATTTCTTCTTTTAGGAACTCGTTTTTTATTTTTCCGTTTTCTTTTAATTTATCATTTAACTCCCTATAAGCTTTAAATTCCTTTTTTAATAATCTTTCTCTGTATTCTTCATTTAATTTTAAACTAAGTTGTTTTTTTGATACGGCAATATAATTATTAATAGCTTCATTTATCGATAATTGAAATAGCAATTCGTTTTTCATGTTTTTAAGATGAAATCCGTATTTTGTATTTAATTCATTTAGTATTTTAGTCCTGTCTGTAGAGGATTTATTTAACTGTTTTAACCTAGTTAATAGATTAATAACTTGATTTGTTTCTTTTGCTAAACTACCAGCATATTCATTATTTTGCTCATTTAAAAACTTTTGGTGTTTTCTCATTTTTTCTAATTCAGCATTTTGTTTTTCAGTACCGCTAAGCCATTCAATAACTTTAGCGCCGTAAACAGTTAGCAATGTAACACCAATACTTAATAAAGATTGAAAAGAAAATATAGCACTACCAACCTGAGAAAAAACGCTTTTTGTAGCTTGTCCGCTTGCTTTTAATTCAACATTGGCTTGTTTAATTTTTTGTATCTCATCGAAAAACATGGGTAAGTTATTCGATATTGCCATGAATCCAGTTTGAAAACTATTTGCAAACGCTGGCATTTCACGTGCTAATTGAGTAACTGAAAATCCTAAACCATCAAACGCTTTTTTATAGTTTCCTACATCCATGTTGTGTTTTCCGTAGGCTTGTTGTTGTTTTGCTAATTCAGCACGAACCGCTGTTAAAGAGGCTAAATAACGTTTTCCAGTTTTTTCGTTTTCGATTTGAGCAGGAGTCAACTTATTGTAAGCCATTTCAATAAGTTTCATTTTAGCGTTTAACGCATCTAATGAACCTTTTTCAGCATTACGAAGTTGTGCAATAGCTTTTGTCTGTGCGTTTGCTTGACGTTGCTTTTCGTTTAACTGTGATTGTTCAACATATAGTTTTTTAATTGAACTTGCTTTTTGTTGATTTACTTGGACTTCTTTTTTACCTAATAATACACTAGCAGAAGCGACTTCATTCGATAACTTAGCATGAATTACTTTATCCTTCTCTAATCGAGTAGTTGTAACTACTTGTTTCTGTAAATCTTTATTTAAAGCGATAACTTGATTAATACCACCAATTGTTTTTCCATCAACTGTATTCATCAACGCTTTACTGTGTTCTGCAAACTTTACAATTTGAGCATCAACAAGCTGTATTTTTTCACTTGCTTTTTCGGCACTTTGTGTAATTGCTCCAAATATATCCGCTTCTGAAACGTCAGATTGTCTATAAACTCTATTCTTTGCCATTTTTCATGCTTTTTATTAGTAGGAAATATTGTAATGTTGTAATTTCAAACGCCTTTATTCTGTAGCCTTCTATTTTAGAAAGTGTATTTAATGAATTATGAATCGAGTGTTTGTCGTCAACTCCAAAACTAGTTTTCATATTATCGATTTTACGCTGTATCTCATTTAATTCATTCAATAAATAACGTTCTCTGTTGTCTAGGTAAAAAATCGCTTTCTCGTTGTATAAACTAATTAAATCCAAATACTCTTGATACTCATCTGAAACACCTATTTTTTTTAAGTAGTCATTAAAAACAAGTTCCCAAGCGATTTGGTCATTTTCCTTGTTTCCTTTGTTGTTATCGAGTCTCAAAGCACAAAGTATAGGATTATCTGATTTATTTGCTTTAATCCATCTATCTAGTGGCAAATCGTCAATCTCCGTGTAATACCCTTCCAACATAATCAATGTATTTATTTATTATTTTTTCTCCGAACCAATCAAAAGTATTTTCATCAAGTCCAATTATTCCTTCTCCGTACTTCTCGAATAGATTATCTTTTCCTTTATCACCATCGCCATCAATAAAAAAGTAATCATTCATAACACCAATGTAAATAGACTCATAAAATTCGCCTGTATCTTTTAAAGTGTAATGAGTACCAGCAACTTTTTGACGATTTAACTTTTCTGTAAAAGGTGAATAAGTACCGATAATCTTTCCTTGGTCGTTCGTTCCTTCTTTGAATAATCTATCTTTAACTTTTCGGATTATTTCAATCTGTAAATCCTTATTGTCGCGCATTGCATAAACCCACGCACTCGCATTATTTAGCATCTTAGCACGTTCTAACATTAAATAAACTTCATGTTGAACTTTCACAAAACAATTGATTTTAAGCAAATTTAAACTATTTTTTTCTTATTACAACCGCTTAAACGAAAAATTCACCGTTCAACACAATTAGTTTTGTTTGTATTGGATTTAAAAAGTACTTTTGAATTATCATAAGTGGTAAGTCATTAGGTAAGCTCGAAACAGCATAATAGATTTAATAGTGATTTTTAAGCATGAAAAAGCCCTCGATTAATTTCAAGGGCTTTTCTGTTATTTCTTCTTTTTTGGGTTTGCTTTATCATAAGCAAGTTTCACTATTTCTTTTGGAATGTTTGAAAGTAATTCGTAACACTCGGTTAACTTTAATCCTTCCATCGATTCTAAATTAATCGAAAAACGCCCATGTTTAAACCAACTCATTAAGGTACGATTAACTCAACTTTACCTGTGTAGTAAGTAGAAAGTGCCAAAGACAATTCTAATACATCTGCAGATGTTTGAGTAGGATAAACGATATTATATTGTCCGTCAACAGTCAAACTTTCTGTTACAGATGTGATTGTAACTGTAGTCGAATCTGTTAAGTTTTTTAATACAAAGTTCGCACCAATCAAACCAACAACATCAAAGTTCGGGTGTAATCCCATAGCGAAATCAGTACGTAAACCAACAGTTGCAGTAGTTGTAGTAACAGAGCCAACTTGAACTAAGTTAACATCAGTTAATTGTCTCATGTTCAAGAAATCTACATTGATTTCGTTTCCATCGATAACATACAAATTCTCTTGTCTCATCAAATTGTCAAAGTCAACAGCAAACATAATTTTGTTAGTCGTTGTTGCATTTTTGAACATCATTTTAGGGTCAAGCGAACCGTTGTTAACTAATAACGGACGAACTAAAGTAGTTGAGTCAGGAATTGTAGTTAACACCAATTGATTTGAACGTGTTACTAAGAACATCGCCCAATTAGTGCAACGTAAAGCTTTCAATTTCTTTAATACGGCTGGAACTGCATCTTTGTCGCGAATCTCAGCAGTAAAAGACCAAATACCTTCACGAACGAAAGACTTTGTTCCGTCTGTAGCTTCGTCAAATACTGAATCAGCAATTGGGGCATCAGCACCATAGAAACGTGGTAATTTCACCCAGCGTAAAGAAGGGTCAGCGTTTGTGATTAAACCCGTAAGCGTTGAAGCTGTGAAAGGGTCTGTTAAATCGATTTCATTGTACGCCCCCGCATTTGTGAAAGTAGGTACAATAATCGCTCCTACAATGTCATCGATTTGCACAACGCAATTCGCACGACCAAAGTTGGGAGTTCCTTTTTGACAACATAGTGTACTCATTTTATTTAAATTTTAATTTTTTTCTAACAACATTCGACACCTTTGTAAACAGATAATGTTGGTCGAATTTCAACACCTCCTAAATTTGCATCTAGTATTCTTTCGTAATTAGTCTCACCATTTTTAGAATTTTCATTCGCAAATATTGAGAACGTAGTACGATTAGAGCTAGAAGACCTTTCTACTTTGTAACTTGAATCAACTGTATCTAAAAACGAATCAGATAATGAAAGCATAGGTTTCACGCCTTGTTTTCTTATCTGAAAGTTTTCATCTGAGTTACCATTTTCATTTACTAGTGAATCACCAGTTAAATCAATGTAATCTAAAAAGAACAACCTTAAACTAGCTTCTGAATCAAATGGACTAAATTGCTCGTTAACACTTTCGTTAATCGATTCATAAAGCCAAATTAAAGGCAAGCCAGTATTTAAGTCAAATTGAATAGATTTCAACCACTCAATGTTAGCCGTGTATTTAGTACCATGAACGAACGTTGGACGTATAATTGTACCAACATCATGTTTCTTAATTACCGCTAATGGATTAGGAATATTTACAACAACTTCATTAGTTAAATAGTTAATGCTAATCACTTGAAATTCATAAGAACCAATTGTTATAATACGCCCAACTTTTAACCACTTAATCGAACACAATACAAGCGTATAAGTTGTAACATTCGAAACAACAGATTTAACTTTGACTGTATTATCAATTAATGGTAACAGTTCGTAACGTAAAACATCAACTATATCCTTACTCATATCGAATAGTTAATTAGTATTTTTTGACCTTTGAAAGTTGGATAATCTTCGAAATGCTCATAGATGTACTGTTGAATACATTTAACCCATTTTACTGAATCATTGTATCGATTGTAAATCTCTGAAATATTCGTTGTACTTGTTCCTGTTTCAACTTTAACTTGAATTACTCCGTTTGTTTGTGAAGGTTGTAATCGAGCCTCTGTAACAGCGCTCCAATAAATAAACCCTAACAAAATATTCTTTAATCCTTTAGACTCAAATAACTGTTCATTACAAGTAGAATTAAAAGCAAGTTCATTAAAGATAGTCTGAAATTCGGGAGACGTTGGTACGCCCCCCGTTAAATCAGCAATCAATAAATCACCAAGTTCAACACCTAGAATCTTATAAATGTAACTTTTCTCGTACAAATCAATAACATTATCAATAGTACTCACGTTATGCGGGTTCTTCGCTAACAAGTAACGACCTGTGAAATCTGCAACATTTACAATTAATCCCATTGTTAATCTTCTTTTGGTTCTTTATCACTTTCTTTTTTTGAAATAACTAATTTTACAGCTTTATTCTTAACACAAGCATCAGCAGTTGTATTATTCATTTTAAGCTTATCTCCTTTTGAGTAATTACCAAACTTTTCGATAATAACCTCTACTTCTACTATATTACTCATAATGTTAAAAATTAAGGTGCTGTAATAGCTGTTTTAATAGTTGCGATATTATCGTAAATAAACGCTTGCTCGTCTAATTTCTTAACGAAAGCATGGAAACGAGACTCACCTACCATTGTAAATTGATTAGTAATGAATTGGTCATTAATCCAACCTAATTTTACCGTATAAGAAACATAGTTAGTAGCGTTATATTTGCTCATATCAGCTACAAATATTTTTCCCGAAGGAATATCCATAAAAGGAATAATTGTAACGCCACCAATAACAACTTGATTAAACAAAGAAGCCGAAGGATATAACGGCAATCCGTTTGCATCTTTTGCAGAAACTAAGTTAATAAAGAAATCATTTGGTGAAATCATGACTAAACTAGGCATGTATGGAATTTCATCTACAAAGTTGTGAGTTGTGTAAATGTCAGTAATACAAGCATTAACAACGTCCATAAAGTTTGGAGTTACAACAGAGTTTGCTAATGCTCCAGCTGAGAATAAACGACCATAAACAGTAGCACCTTTTGGATTTGGTGCTGTTCCGTTACCAAATAAAATTCCGTTTTGACGTTTTAAATCATGTTTAGCGCGTAAATAATTATTAGCTATCGAACGTAAATTAGGAATATCTTGAACAGATTCAGTTGTTAAAACCATGTGAGCCGCTACCTTAACTGGTTGAGCGTAACGAGTTTCAAATTTTAAATCAATTTGAGGTTTTGTTCCTTTTTCAGCTACAAATGAATAATCACCATCTTTTGGTAAGGATTCAGTGTAAGCATACACAGCTTGTGTAGTTGGAATTGTATTGATTAATCCATCTACAATAGAACCTCTTAAGTTCACATTTGAAGGTGGAGCAATTTGAACGCCTGTTAAAGCTGGTGCTGGACTTGGTAAAGTTGCACTTGCTGTAGAGACTGCATCAACAGCTTTAATTTCAAATTCAATGTGACCTGAACCAGCTGAATGAATTTCTTTAATTTTAGATTCGTTTTCTTGAATCCAATTGTTTACTTTAGTTTCAATAGTTTCAATACCAAAACTAGAACCTTTAACCTCTAAAACAGATTTCATTCTTAGACCAAATAATTCTTGCTCTTTAATGATTTCCTTTAAAGTGTTTTGTAAGCTTTCAACATCTTCTTTAGATGCGTTGTTTTTGTTAGCTTCTGCGATTTGTTTTTCAATTTCTTCTTTTCGCAAATTAGCTTCGTGTTCTGACTTTTGAGTACAGTACGTTTGGTACTCTGTAGCACTCATTTTGTCAATCTCTTCTTGTGTTTTTTCTACAAACATTTTAATAAATTTTTAGTTAATAATGTAACCTTCTTCTTTTTTGAGTGTCGTTTGACGGCTCTTGTTTATCGTTTTCCTGAGTGTCTTTCAACGGCTCATTCTTACTTTCTAGTGTTGGTGTAGCGTAATTACTACCCATTACAACAGCGCTACCTTCACGGACTTTCGCCTCTAGCACCGCCCAAAAATATCCTTTTGAATCTGCAATTTCTTTATTTACAGCCAATGGATAATATTTTTCCCACGCTTCATATTCTTCTGCTGTTGCCCATTCTTTGTTTCCAACGCAAAAAAGAATTTTTGTATAATTCATTCCAACTGAATGATTACGAACATACCCTTTTTTGTACTGTTCAAACATGAATTTATTACGTTCAACTGAAATAGGAGCATCGAAAATTAAAGCTTGTGTTTTACCTTCAAAATTGAAACCTAAATCAGTCCAATTCATGTTTTTAGTATAGACTTTCATTCCGTCTTTTTCGGAACAAGAAATAATACTATCGAATGACATTTTATGTTCTTGAAGTAAAGGTAAATATTTAGTTTCTTTCAATGATTTATTCCAAATTCCATCCACGTGCATATCCATGTGAGAATCAATCAAATTAGTAGTGTTAATAACTAACTTACGTTGGATTAAATTATCAGTATCTTTTGATTCAGCTTTAAATACTTCATTGTACTGATCACTTTTTTCTGTAGAAACTTTTGAAACTGAATCGTGGTGGAAATTAATTTCATCAGAGAATTTCAAAGCCGACTTTTTTTGATGTTCAATCGCTTTCTTATTTTCCTGAATGAATTTTATTTCATCACGGGGATTATCAAACGTTGGTATTTCAATCATTTCTTAACGATTTTAGTCGATTTAACAATTTTATTCTTTGCGTTTTTAACCGCTTCAATTTCCGCTTGTGTAGGTTTTTGTCCTTCCATAATGCAAATTTACCATTTATCAAGGCAAATATAAACTTTTTTCTATAAATTTGACAAAATATTGAAAATTATGGGATTAATTCAAATGGGTAACTTTAGATTTCAATGGGGAGGTCAAGGAAACGATAGATTTACAAGAACACCAAATAATTGGGTAAATCGATTGTTTGGAAGTAATAACGATAAAGAACAATGGATTACAGTTGTAGGTAAAGAAGCGGAGATTTATAACACTACCGCAGAGGTAAAAATAGTTTTTGACCGTTTCGCCTCAATGTTTTCAAACGGAATTTATCAGGAACTTGATGCAAAAGGTGAAGTAGTTGAAAATTCTGAAATCGTTAAACGTTTATTAAATCCAAATGTTTTGTTGAATGGCAAATCTTTTATGCAAGAATGTGCTTTGCATTACTTAATTTTCGGTAATCGCATAACATACACAAATTACGGTTCTTCACTATCAGAAGTTCCAACAGCTTTATGGAATTTACCAGCAGATAGAATTAAGATGATTTTAACGGGGTTAATCTATGAGCAAATAGACATTGACGGAATTATCAAAGAATATTATTTAGACTACGATAATAATGGAACAGAACAACGTAAAACTTGGCAACCTAGCGAAATAATCCACCATAAGAACATAGACCCGTTAAACCCCCTAAAAGGTAAATCTGTTCTTGAATCGCTTCACATGGATATTTCAAACATAAGAGCTTCGAAAGGTTTTCAAAATGTTTTGTTAACTAAAAAGGGTGCATTAGGATTTATATCGAATGGTTCAAAAGATATGGCTGGGAATATTCCTTTAGGTTCTGAGGATAGATTAGCACTTGAAAAACAATTTGCAGAAACTCATGGACAATTTGACGGACAAAGTGCAATTGCAATAACTGCGTATGATACTAAATGGAATCCAACAAGTTTTCCTGTTAAAGATATGATGACTTTCGAAACTATTTCGGAAGGAATGAAACGCATTATTGATTCAGTACAATTGAATGATAATATTTTTAGTAAAGAAAAATCTAAGGTTCAAGCTA